ACATATTACAGCACGCTGGGCGTATTACAGTCGCATTTGATTGTAAACCTCAGCGTTTTCTTAAATCTGGAGATATTCCAGTAATTGTTAGAGCAACGAGCAAATTAAGAAATCCCACAGGATTCAAATCGCTTCCTATTATAAAAGTGAACGGTTCTGGAAAGGGTAATCTGAGAATTGGTGACTATGTTATCACTATTTCGAACATTAGCTCGTATCTGACAATCGATAGTGAATTACAGGATGCTTATAAAGGTACTACAAATTGCAATTCACTTGTAACGTTGAGCAACGGATTTCCGAAGCTTATAAAAGGCGAAAACGAAATTTCTTTTTCTGGTGGAATAACAAGTGTGGAGGTGATACCTAAATGGTGGACACTATGATTACTCTTCATGAGTCTACAGAAACATCATTCACAACGAATGGATTAGGCACATTAAGTGACGCCATTACTTGCGAAGTTACTGAAGAAAGAAATGGAGAGTTCGAACTTGAAATTGAATATCCGGTTACAGGTATCAGATATAAGGAATTACAGCTTAGGCGTATCATTATTGCAAAGCCAAATCCTTATTCTGACCCACAACCATTCCGAATCTATGCAATCACAAAGCCAATCAATGGAATTGTTACAATAAATGCAGAACATATAAGTTACGATATGTCTGGATACCCAGTATCAGCATTTGCAGCCGACACAGTTCAAAATGCATTTATTAATATGAAATCTGCATCAGCGGTTGATTGTCCTTTTTCATTTTCAACAGATAAAACTACAACTGCAAATATGACAGTTCTCAAACCATCGAGTATGCGTTCACTTCTTGGAGGCGTTGACGGTTCAATCCTTGATGTGTATGGAGGAGAGTATGAATTCGATAAGTTCAACGTAAAGCTTTGGAATAAAAGAGGCGCAGATAGAGGCGTTAGCATTAGATATGGTAAGAATCTTACTGATTTGAAACAGGAAGAGAATTGTAGT